ACACAAAGGCCCCTGAAAGAGAATTAAACAAAATGGACAACTACGCCAAGATTGCAATTGACTTTGCAGGAGAACCAATTGATCCTACAGAGTTGGCTCATCTTGCTGAAGAGTTCAGCTTTAATGGTTTTGACCCCAACTCTATCATGAAACTGATCATCGAAAGAGGTGGAGCTACATGGAAGGAAGATGCTAAGGTCATGATAGTTATTGGAGTGACAAGAGGGAATAAGATCAAGAAAATGATGGATAGGATGAGTGAAGAAGGAAGAGCAAAGCTGAAGCAGCTTGTCGATAAGTACAAGCTTAAGGAGTCAAGTCCTGGAGCAAAGGATCTAACCCTGTCAAGGATTGCAGCAGTTCTGGCTCCATGGACTGTTCAGGCTCTGAGAGTCCTGGAGACCAAGTTGCCAGTTACTGGAGCAACTATGGATAGTCTATCTCAGAACTACCCCAGGGCTCTAATGCACTCTGCAGCAGGTGGCCTTCTGGACCCGACTTTGGATGAGTCTTGCTTCACAGCTCTTCTACAGGCTCATAGCCTATACCTGGACTGCTTCTCTAGGCTCATTAACCCTCCTTTGAGATCTAAAACCAAGCAGGAGGTGGCTCAATCCTTCTCATCAGCTCTCCAGGCTGCATATTCCAGCAACTTCTTCTCCTCTGGTCAAAAGAGGCAGATTCTTCAGCATATGGGGCTCATTGATGGAAACATGAAGCCCATGAAAGCTGTAATTGATGCAGCAGGCATCTATGCTGCCATGTGAGAGCAGAGCACTGCTCTCCTGTGTATAGTGTACATAGGCTGCCTAGGGGGTGGGAAGATTGGGGGGCTGGGGCAGCGGCAAAGTTAGACTTCCACCTCATCTTCACCTGAGCTGAGTGAGTCCCAGCCAGAATCATAGTCTTGAGGTGTCAGCACCTCGATTAAGCCAGGAAAATCACTAATTAAAGTGTCCCGGACAGAACCCAGAAATATGTCCAAATCATCTCTTAGGCCCAGTTCTTCTCTTTCCATCTCCATCTCAGGAACTGATCTGAGAACTCTCATGAACTGGAGGATGCTAACACTCTTACAGATGTCCAGGCATGGAACTAGATTTAGAGGGAAACTCATAGACAGTGCCATTCCCCTTACATCCTTGGCTAATGCTGAAATGGCAATCTCTAGATTGTCAGCCTGAGTTGACTGGAACAATAGCTGGGCTTGTAGTCTCCTCGATGAATTGAAAGACATGCTTTCAGAGCCCCACTGCTGTCTGAAAAATCGCAGACTACAATTACCTGTGGGCCAGGCCAGGGCACTCCTTAGTCCAGATCTTCCTCTTCCCAGAATCTGGGTTAGTGGTGCCAAGTGGAATTGCTTCATGAATGGATCAAATAGGCGAGTTTCTTCAGTCACAATTCTTGAGACAAACATCTCTGGGCCCCATCTCCATGGCATTAATCCAGAATCCAGGCAGTCATACAGATTCTCTGACTCCATAGTGCAGAGACTCAGGTTGTGTAGAGGAAATTCCAGTGAATTGTAAACGCAGACAGGACTGTCTAGATAGTCGTTGACAGCTCTGAATTCCACACTTACATCTCTCAAAATGGGAGAGTTATAATAAGGAACAACCAGATCATGAATATAGCTATATGCATTCATAATGTTGGTTAATGTCTAAATCACTCAGGGGGTCTTTGTGT